GCGCAGGATCTGCGTGATATGAATATCCTTAAGTACTACAGGCTCACGCGTAAGTGGGCCTGTAAGACTTATGGGTTAACTGATGCCGATCTAGAACTACTTATATATCTAGATCACAAGGGTAGATTTACCCGTAACGAATTTATCGAGGGTGCTTACACATATTCTTGGGATAAGAAAAGGTGGGAGAAACTCCGATCAGCTGGATGGATAGAAGTTTGGCGACATAGAAATAGAAAGAGTATTAAATACTCTATATTTAAAACTTCATTCAAATGCTCCCAGTTAGTTAGTAGAATATACCGCATTTTACTAGGCGAAGAGGATATGCCAACTTCTGAGCGAAGTATTTTTTACAACAACAAATCATACACGGATAAAGTCTATAACAAGGCTATAGACGATATGATTAAAGATAAAGATAGATAATGGCTTTTAGATTAGGTAGCGAATCAAGAGAACACAAAGATTCAAGTAATACGCCAATATATAAGAAAAAACTAGATCCAGGTGTAAAAGCTGAAGCTAATAAAGACGGTAGTATATTTGTGGATCATTCAGTTGATGTAAGTTCTAAAAAAGGTAAGCAAATCATTGCACACGAAATGCAGCATATTAAAGATATGAAAAGCGGTAAAGCTGCGTATGGTGATGATTTTGTAAGATGGAATAAGTCGACATACCCAAGGAGAGACGGTAAAATCCAATACAACGGCAAGTGGTATAATGAAGGTGATCCTAATCTACCTTGGGAAAAAGCCGCAATTAAAGCAGAAAAAAATGTTTGAAATATTTAAAGACAATAACGAATGGAACGAAAAAGCAATAGTTGGGTTTGTAGCCTTTGCCCTTATGGTAATGGTGATGCTTGTGGATACTGTATCTGGGGCAATAGGTAAAGATTTAGTAATTAATGAATTTGTATACAACTCTTTTGTATGGGTAGTGTTAGGATCGTTTGGTATCAGTGGTGTAGAAAAATTCGCAAATAAAAAATAGCATGGCATTTAAAATGAAAGGCTCTGAGTTCTATGGGAACCTAAAGCTTAATAGAAACATGGACAACACGTCAAAGTCAGATGGCAGACCTAATAGTTCAGCGTTTCAAAAAAGAACTAGAACTGTAGAAAAGCGAGATGACTACGAGACTATGCAAAATCCTGATGGATCTAATAAGCAGAAAGACACGCTAGTTGTAAAGAATAAACACGGGGAAACAGTACGTGAAAAAGACATCTCTGCTAGGAGAGCTGATCGTATTAGAAACCGCCAAGCGAAGAAAGCTGTCAAAAAGGATGCTCGACGCGATGTTCGTAAGAGCGGAAAGAATGAGACTGATGAACAGCAGGTAAATAGAATCAAAGGCGATTTTCCACCAGACTTTGGCAAAGAAGGTTACACGGGCCCATCTCTTAGAGAGTTACAACAAAGGTGGAAAATAACTGATAAAGCTTCTCCAGGTGGAGGTAAAAATAAAAATCAACCAACAGCTGCAGAGATTGCTAAAATGAAAGCAGAGATAGAAGCTGAAGCTCGAGGCGGCAAATAATGAATGTTTTAAGTAAAATATTTTCTAGTGGAGCTACTGAGCTCGTTAAGGGCGTAGGTGGAGTACTAGATAATCTAACTACATCCAAAGATGAAAAGCTTGAAGCTGAAAGAAAAGTAAAAGAGTTAGTAGCCAATTACGAGATTGAGATGGAAAAGAATATTACATCTCGATGGGAGGCAGATCTTAAATCTGATTCATGGCTTTCAAAGAACGTAAGGCCATTAACCCTTGTGTTCTTAATAGTATGCACGATGCTATTGATCTTTATTGATGCTGGTGCAATCAATTTTAACGTGAAGGATTCATATGTGGACCTTCTTCAATTAGTATTAATAACCGTGATCGGTGCGTACTTCGGTGGTAGATCACTAGAAAAAGTAAAAAAATAAAATGAAAAATAGATCAGATGAAGTAGCATATGGTTTTGGTCAAAACGGTAGTGCTATAACAGACAACACTTCAAATACACTGTATCCACCTAGGGGCATGGCAATTGTTGCTATCACGGCTTTAGCGGACTTAACATTTGACGCATCTGGAGGTTTAGTTGGTGAATTAAATACAGATAACCCTGGTAGCGTTTCTGTATCTAGATTTGTTACTACAGAAGGAGCTGGTGGTCACGTTGACGGAGAAATAACAGACGCTGATCCACATAATGATAATGGCGGTAATGACGCGGGCGTTATAACATTGGCTGCAGCAAACTCAGCTATAAAAGTTGGTATGTATGTGCATACAACTGGAACGATGATACCTTATAATGAGGCTAATCCATATATGGTAAAAGCTATAGATGGAGCAAATATAACTCTTACCAAGAAAAATCTTATTCCTGGAAGTGATCCCGCTAAAGGTGCTACTGCTGCTGTAAATGCTAATAAAGCAGATGGAGCAAACGAACCATGCTATTTTTATTCAGAGCGTGGTCAAGGTGTTGGTGGTTTAGAAATGGATGCCAGTGACCAGATACCTAAAGGAGTTACTATCTACGGTAGATGGAGTTCTATGAATTTAGATGGTGGGCGTGCTATAGTTTACTTTGGATAATGTTAGGATTAGGATCAAGTTCGCTTGTAGGATATCAAGGTTATAATGCCTTAGAGTCTAATTACGGCAGCTTAACAGGCGGCAAAATTTTTGACACTCAGTACTCTAACAACGCGCCGTACACCGGAGAATTCACTATATCCTTTTGGCTAAAGATGACAGATGGTCAATCGGTTGCGCCTGATGGGCTAACTAACAAACATTACGTCTCTGGCGCAGCTGGCACGAATGGTCAGTGTGATTTTATTATAACTAACTTAGGTGTTATATATTTCCTTTTTAAAGGCGGGAATAGTGACCTTGCTTTTGGAGTTGCAGGACTCGCCGGAATGTCAGACGGAGCGCAAGACTGGACTCATTTCGCTGTAACAGCGTCATTATCTGGTAGCGGCAACACTACGTTTAAGGTGTACAAAAACGGTTCTGGCTCATCTCCTACTATGATAGCCACTATTACGGAAGCTAACCACGCAAACTATGTGGCAGACACCAGTATACGAATTGGTGCTGCAACAAGTGGAGCAACTGGACCTGCAGCAGGAGCAGAGAAGGGAATGAGAGAAGACGAGTTCATGGATGACTTCTGTTTGCACTCGGCCGCTTTAGACGACGACGCTATTACGGCTATATATAACAGTGGTACACCTATTAACCTACTAGCTAACTCTGGTGATTATGATAACTCTGGTGATGTAGTCCTTTATTATAAATTTAATGGAACCTACGACTCAGGCTGTATAACAGATTCGCATGGAACTAGTAATGCAGTAGGAGGTAACTTCTCAACAGAATCAGCAACATAATGGCAATATATAAAATCATAACTAAAAACGAAGCAAGCACCTTAGATTACGACTCACTTGTTTGCTTTTCTACTATAACAAAATCAGAACCACATGAATTAGCGTTTATGTTTACTGATGATAATATTCCGGAGTTTTTCAATGACAAAACTTCGTACGCAAAAGAGGAATTTGAAGCCATGACTAGAGATCCATCTAGTAAGTGGTATTTAGGATAAACAATTTTAATTTAATACAATTTAATTATGGGAGGAAAAAAGAAAATGAAGGCTAAAGACCTTCGAGCTGCAGCTATTAAAGACGAGCAGTTAAAAGAGCTACAAAACTTAGTAGCAGCTATCAATAAGCTTCAATTTGATATTGGAGTTATGGAGGTACAAAAGCACAATGCTATGCACGCTTTGTTCGATGGTAATGATAAACTTGCTGAAATGCAAAAAGCTTTCGAAGAAGAGTATGGTACCAATGATATTAATATCCAAGATGGTACTATAAATTACAAAGATGATGAGTCAGCTAATTCGTAAAATTACTATTGGTAAGGACTATAAAAATGATGCTATGCATTATTCTGTTGGGCAAGAAGTATACGGCGGCCATACTATCTGCGATATATTAGAAGAGTCAGACAAATACTCTGTTTATATTCGCAAAGATAAAAACGTCATACCTTGGAAAGACTTTAATAAGAACATGGCTATATCTGTAGAATATAACCTAGAATACTAATGCAATCGCTATACGAGTATATTGTTGAACCTTTAGGAGGAAGATATAATAACACGGTAAAGTTTGATGATAAAGAGTTGATTTTAAATACAGAGATTTTTAATCATCAATATATTAATAGAGAAGCAAGAGTTACATCCATACCTAGAATCTGTGATTCTGAAATAAAAGTCGGAGACATTATTGTATTACATCACAATGTTTTTAGAAGATGGCATAATGTAAAAGGCAAAGAGAAAAACAGTAGATCATTTCTTTCTGAGAATGAATATCTAGTATCACCAGATCAAATATATTTATATAAGAAAGATAAAGAATGGACATGCCCTGACGGATATTGTTTCGTGCAACCGATAAAAGACGGTTGTCATCTAACGTTAGATATGGAACGTCCGTTAGTAGGAATCGTTAAGTATTCAGACGGCACAGTTAACGTTGGAGATTTAGTTGGTTTTAGACCAAATAGCGAATTTGAATTCGTGGTTGACGGCAAAAGAATGTATAGGGTTTTATCTAAATTTATTACAATTAAATATGAATATCAAGGAGACGAAGAAGAGTATAATCCAAGCTGGGCATAAAGCGGTTGAGGAATTAATCAAAGTAGCTAAAGAAGCTATTGTTGATTCAGATGATGACATATCAGCTGACAGACTCAAGAATGCCGCTGCCACGAAAAAACTTGCGATCTTCGACGCCTTCGAGATATTAAACAGAATCCAAGAAGAAGAAAATCTTTTAGAAGGTCGAGCACCTGAAGAAAAGAAAGAGAGGGTATTTAAGGGTTTTGCTGAAGGTAGATCTAAATAATGTACGAGCAAACGTTATACAAAATAATAGAGCCTATAAAGAAAACTACTATTACTAGATTAAACAGAGGTAAGAAGTGGAACTATGGTTATAATAAAGAACACGATATAGTTGTTCTTTCACGTAACGGAGTTATAGGCGATATATATGATATACAAGGATTGAAGATAGCTTTACCTAGAGCTCCAAAGGACGTGTTTAAGCACGAGAAGAACAAATGGGTTAAAGCCGAGTATCCTAAAGAGCTCAAGCGTATTAAAAATATATTTGATTGGAAGACCTATCCAGACGAACAAAAAGACAAGTGGTACGACTATATTGACGAAGAATTCAAGCGAAGAGAAGAAGGGTTCTGGTTTACTAACAATGGAGTACCTACTTGGATTACAGGTACGCATTATATGTACCTACAATGGAGTAAAATTGACGTTGGTGCACCAGACTTTAGAGAAGCCAATAGACTATTCTATATATTTTGGGAGGCTTGTAAAGCCGACAAGAGATGCTACGGAATGTGCTACCTTAAGAATCGTCGTTCGGGATTCTCTTTCATGAGTTCAGCAGAAACAGTTAACTTAGCCACTATATCAAGTGATAGTAGATATGGGATCTTGTCTAAGTCTGGTGCCGATGCGAAGAAAATGTTTACGGATAAGGTAGTACCTATAAGTATTAACTATCCGTTTTTCTTTAAACCGATACAAGATGGTATGGATCGTCCTAAATCGGAGTTAGCATATAGGGTTCCAGCTAGTAAGTTTACTCGTAAGAAAATACAGAGTAACGAGCGGCTGGAAGAGATAGCAGGTCTAGACACTACGATTGACTGGAAAAATACTGGTGATAATAGTTACGATGGTGAAAAATTAAATTTACTAGTACACGACGAGAGTGGTAAGTGGGAGAGACCTGATAATATACTAAACAACTGGCGAGTTACTAAAACCTGTTTAAGGTTAGGTAGTAGAATCGTTGGTAAGTGCATGATGGGTTCAACCAGCAACGCATTAGATAAGGGTGGAGATAATTTTAAAAAGCTATACTATGATTCTGACGTATCAAGACGAAATGCTAATGGACAAACGAAGTCTGGGCTTTATTCTCTCTTTGTCCCAATGGAATGGAACTATGAAGGATTTATTGACGAATACGGACTTCCAGTATTTGATAATCCAAGTGATGGAGAACGACTGGGACCAGACGGTGAATTAATAGATGTAGGTGTAGTAACCAACTGGGAAAACGAAGCGGAAGGACTGCGTGATGATCAAGACGCGTTAAACGAGTTTTACAGACAATTTCCTAGAACTGAAGAGCACGCGTTTAGAGATGAAACTAAAAATAGTATATTTAATCTAGTTAAAATATACGAACAGATAGATTATAACGAAGGGAGTAGACACGCGGCGCATACTACTGTTGGAAGTTTCGGTTGGGTGAATGGCATAAAAGATACTCAAGTAGTATTTCATCCAGATCCTACAGGGAGATTTAAAGTTAGTTGGGTGCCTCCGACCCACTTACAAAATAGACAATTTGTAAAAAATGGTATTAGATTCCCGGGTAATGAGCATGTTGGGGCCTTTGGTTGCGACAGCTATGACATTAGTGGTACTGTTGATGGCCGCGGTTCTAAAGGCGCTTTGCACGGATTAACAAAATTCTCCATGGAAGACGCGCCTTCAAGCACGTTCTTCCTAGAGTACATAGCAAGACCACAAACCGCAGAGATGTTCTTTGAGGACGTTCTAATGGCATTAGTTTTTTACGGGATGCCTTTACTTGCGGAGAACAATAAACCTCGTCTATTGTATTATTTACGCCGTAGAGGATACAGAGGATACAGTATGAATAGACCGGACAAAACCTGGAAAAAACTATCGGTTGCAGAAAAAGAAGTCGGTGGTATACCAAACTCAAGCGAAGATATTAAACAAGCGCACGCTGCTGCTATTGAGATGTATATACAGAGTCACGTTGGTCATTTGGGTGACGGTAATTATGGTACTATGTACTTTAACGAAACGCTAAATGACTGGGCTAGATTTGATATAAACAAGAGAACTAAACATGACGCATCAATAAGCACTGGTTTAGCTATCATGGCTTGCAACAGGCACTTATACACACCGAACGCTAAAATAGAAATACAACCTTTGAATTTGAATATATCTAAATACAATAATAAAGGATTTAACTCCAAAATAATAAACACAAATGGCTGAGTCGATATATGTTGATTTTCCTTCCCAAGCAGTCTCTGATTCAGAGAAAACGAGTTCAGAGTATGGACTTAAGGTAGGGCGCGCGATAGAACAGGAATGGTTTAGGGACAATCTCAATAATAAATTTACTAGTAATCAAAATGATTTTAGACGATTAAGGTTATATGCTAGAGGAGAACAACCTATACAAAAGTACAAAGACGAATTATCAATTAACGGTGATTTATCATATCTTAATCTTGACTGGAAACCCGTACCAATTATACCTAAGTTTGTTGATATAGTAGTGAATGGAATGTCTGAACGTATGTTCAATGTTAAATGTTATTCACAAGATCAATATGGGGTATCGAAACGCACTAAGTACATGGAATCCATCATGCGCGATATGCAAAGTAAGAAGTTTAATGAAGAAGCTTCTAGATTACTAAGTGTAGATTTAACAGAATCAGATGCGGAAAAATTACCTGGCTCTAAAGAAGAACTAGAACTTCACATGCAGCTTGAATACAAGCAAGCTGTAGAAATAGCAGAAGAGCAAGCTATAAACGTTTTATTGGAAGGCAGCAATTACGATCTCGTGAGACGTAGAATGCTATATGATCTCACTGTTCTAGGAATTGGCTGTGTGAAGACGAGTTTTAATTGGAGCGAAGGAGCTACTGTAGAATACGTAGATCCAGCTAATATAGTTTATTCATATACTGAATCTCCATATTTTGACGATATATATTATGTTGGTGAAGTAAAAACAATACCAATTAACGAGCTTGTAAAACAATTTCCACATTTAACTCAAGAAAATTTAGAAGATATAGTTAAAAACAAGTA